TCTTCTTCATTCTTTCTCCTTCATTAATTTTCTTTTAAAAACTTTTCTAATTTATTTTTAAAACCATTCCCACCATCTTTGTCCATCAACTTGCCTATAATATCAATCGTGATTCTTTCCATAGTCTTTTGACTTTTTTCTAATCCTGATAGTTGAATCTGCATCAGCTTCTGCTGATCAATTAATTTTATAAGAATCATTCTTAAATCAGTATCTACCACAGAATGGATATTATTAAATTTGGTATGTAAGTCTTTACTCAAATCTGATTGTATCCAATCATTCTGTTTTGCAGCTTCTTTATCCTTTTTGGATATGTAGAAACCTAGAGCAATAACCATAGCAACTGGAAGCCCAAAGGTTTCTATGATCTGCATTATATCCATTATTCAGCATATTTCACTATATCTGATAGTTTCTTGGCTCTATTAGGTGTCTGTACTGCCCACCTACTGTCAAGCATTTCTTTTGCTGCTAAACGATAATCTTTGCCCTCAAGATGTTTGATTGCTTTCTTGAACTTTGAGAATCCTGATACACCCATTTGATAGCACATTTCAATAACTACATCTTGTACTTCTTCAGGTAAATCAGTTATGAAAGGGAATTTCTGTTGTACTCTTAGTTTGAGTTCAACTAATTTAGCATTTAGAATCCTTGTAGCAATATGTTCAGTAAGTACCAAATCCTTAATTGCAAATCCATATCCAATAGTATCATGTCCTTCTGTGCATTGATACACTTTAGATCTAAATCCTTCTGATTCTTTAATGTTGTCTATTAAAGACATTTACAGATATTTAACACCAATCTTAATGATCAAATCTGATGTTGATGCTACATTCATTGTTTCTCCTGCTATACCAACTATATGAATGCTTGTACCAAAAGATGTTCTTGCCCAGTTATAACTTGACACAACTGATCCTATACCATCAACTGATGTATCAGTTAAAGTGCAAATATTAGCATTATCAACACTACCTGCACCACCACCTGCTATCCAATCACCATTAGCAATAGGAATAGTTGTTTGTATTTCTTCTAAAGTTCCTATTGCTGCATTTGCTGTTGCATTAACAGTTCCAAATGATGCTGCTGAATGAGTAAAGTATAATGTGAAATCATGAGTGCTAACAACCTGCTTATCAATTATACATAAACTTACAATCTGTGCAGAACTGTTTTTACTTGGAAAGAAGTCAGAAATCTCAGTTGGACTAAACAATACATCACCTGCTGCATAATCAGGAGTTGCTTCAACTGTAGGTGTTACTGTGAATAGTTTATATTTGTGCATTATACTTCCTCCACCTTCCAACCTTTAGCTTTCATTCTTTTAGACTTTGCACCACCCACTAACTCTTTTTCTCTATATATAACTCTGCCATTGCTTTTAGTTATCTTCACCCTAGTGGACTTTACTTCTTTCTTTGCTTCTTTCTTTTTAGCTTCTGCCATTATTATTTCTCCTTAAATAATCTTACCATTATTATCAAAACTTAACCCACCAAAGATACCAATGTTATCAGCACCTTTATTTTCTTTATTTCTTCTAACCCTATTACCAACCTCTTGTATATAATCCATATATTTAATCTTCTGCCCTTTATAATATGCTTGTTGTCCTTTATCTTTATCTTCAACAAGTTTGAGTTTGTTGGTAGGATCTAGTTCACACTTAAATTCTTTATTATTTAGATTACCTATATCTTTTTTATGTTCTGACATGATAAGTAAAAGGGTGGCTTTTACACCACCCTTTACCTTGATTTATTAAGATACTTCTGTATCTATTTCAACACCCCACACATCAACTAACTCTGCTGCTGCATAATAAGCATTAGAAACTAGAGTTGTCTTTGCATAAGCTTCTTCTCTTTCTGAAGCCATTTGGATAAAGCTACCACCACCAAAATCAATGTAACCACAACCAATAGCTTGTTTAGAGAACATACCACCTTCTTTTCTTCCAGTTGCACCATCAAGTACTGCTGTTGTTGTATATATACCAACACCTGCAATATTAGTTACTAAACCAGAATCCATGAATTGACTTTTAATTCCATCAGAAGCCTGACCTGCAAATGCACCTGATCCTGTAAAGGCAGGAGTTGCAAGGTTGCTAAACTCTTGACCTAAACCATAAGATCCCCAAATCTGTAATGGGTGTAATACTGCATTATATGGTCTTGGAGCATCATTTGCTTCTAATGTTGCAATAGCGTCCATGAATAACAAAAAGTTTAAGGCATCATCTTGTCCTACACCATTACTAAAGTTATCAAGTAAATCACATACCTCAACATCAAACTTTCTTGCTACATCATTTCCAAGTTGAGCTGCTGCATTTACTAACAAAGCATCACCATTACCATGAGCTGATAAATCAGTTACTTCTGCCCTGATTGCCCTTCTTAACACCTCACAACTTACTGCTGTTGTTTCAATGTTAGTTAGATTTGCTATTGTTTCTTCAGCACCTGAAGCCTGTTCATCTACACCATGATCAGCATGAGTAGGATCATGTTTTGTATATACAGGAAATTGAACTGTGCTAGTTCCTTGAGGAGCTGGAACCATTGTTATTAGACTAGGCATTACTGCTGCCTTGTTAAATTGAACTGTTGCTGCTGCTACTGCTGTTCCCAGACCACCAGCTGCAACCCCTACATCTGTTACTAAACTATCTTGAGCCATAATATTTCTTCCTAATTCTCACCCTATCTATCAACTGCTTGTTAGCCTTCAAGTAGAGTGCCTCTAGTGAGGATTAAATTGAAAGAGAAATATTATTTACCCCATTTATATCCTTTTACATTGTCAGTTAAATATTTATCTGCACCAGCTGGATCTTTTGATGCAAATTCTTGCATTGAAGAATATCCACCAAACTCTCCTACTGGTTGATTATTAGCTGCTCTTGAATTGTTAGTGGGTAAATTATTTCTCTTAGTAATCTTACCTACATACAACTCCAATTTATCTAAAGGTAGGCTTTCTGCAATAGATTTATCTGTATCTTCTGTTAAGGTTTCCATTAAGGAATTTCTCTTATTAGTTTTGTACTCCTCATATTCTTTTACAACAACTGAGGACTTTTCAAGTTTAGCATTTGATTCTTCTAACAGCTTTTTATATTCACCCTGCTTTTCCAGTTCCTTGTTTCTAGTTGTTTCCTGATCTGCTTTGAACTTATCTAATTGAGATTGAAGATCTGATACCTGAGTTTTGTACTCATTCTTCTGAGTATTAACTTCATTGAATCTTGATTGTGGAATGTTACCTTCTGAAACATTGTTTTTACTAGCTTCTGTGCTAGGTGGATTTACCTGAGTGGCTTCAGTTTGAGTTGTTTTATTTTCTTCTGACATTTGTGTCCTCTTTTGTGAGTAATTGTTTAAAATTCATTGTCCTAATATATATTAAAATAACTATCAACAAATAATTATTTTTTCTTCCCTACTTTAATAGTATTTGTTCCTTTAGGCATAAGTCTTTTTAAGTGTTTATTAATTTCAGGCATTAATTTTGTTAATTCACTTTTTGGATATGGGTACTGATGACTTGTTAATATTCTAGAAGGTTTCATATCTCTTAACCAATCAACCTTATTTGCTTGAGCATTCCAACCAATGTATATAGCATCATCTTTCACAGAATAATCCCAGTTGGTATCTCTCATTAAATCTCCTGAAACATAAGGAGCAGTAGAATTTGCATATCCTGAATTTTGCCTTCTTAACATATTTCCTTGTTTAGCTTGTTCATAAGAGTAACCTTCTTTAGGAGCTCCTTTTTTAAATCCCTTTTTTACATTCATAGTAACCCACTTAGATCCTCTTTTTGAATAGGAGGGGAAGTTTTTACCATTGGACATCTTTGGATTGCTTTTATCAAATATATAATGCCTATATCTATTAACTGCTTTTGCACCCCAGTCTTTGTAGAATGCTGTGTCTAATATAGGATCAGGCATCTTGAATTTAGATTTAGCCATTAATCAAGTTCCTCTAATCTTTTAGAAGCACCTTCAGGATCATGTCCAAACTTATCCTGTAAAGCATATTCCCATTTATGCCTACAATTATATCCACCACCACTTGTAAACACCTGACTTCCAAATGATGCTGTTATTTGTGCTTTAGTTAAATTTCCTGCTGCCATCATCTTTAAGCACTCAGGTCTAGTTTTACCATCTAATGCTCCAATGTACTGATACTTTGTACTTGCAGGCATCTTGTCTATCATTAGCTTAGTAACACTCCTAGAATACTCATTCATAGATGTATCTATAAGGGTTTGTAGTTGCCTTCTACTTAAAGCACCTTGACCTCTTACTGCATTGACTACTGTTTGAATTGGAGATCCTGCTACAATACCATTAATCACTTCTTTCTTGATGATTTGAGCCATATTGCCTAATTGATTTAATAGTGATTGAGTGCTATAATTCTTTAATGCTAATAGAGTTTCTTCTGCTAGTGTAGCAAACCCCTGAATAGATTGTAACATTCCTCCATGCACTTGTTCATAAATGTTGATTGCATTTTCTGATTTAGAAAGTACAATCTGCTCAATATTCAGTCTATCAATGAACATTACAAATTCTTCTGCTGTTTGATTGCCTTTAAGTAGGTATAATTCTGCTATAGTTTTTTCTTGAACTTCTAATAATATATCAGTAATAGTTTGTGAGTTCTGTTCTATGAATAATTGATCTGACATTAAGCCATCTATACCCATTAAACAGGTTTAATTAGCTGTTCCAGTAGTGAGCCTTCAGGTGTTTCTTCAGGTGTTGTTATCTTTCCTCTTTCTGCTAGATATTCTTGTGCTGCTGCCCTATCTTCAAATCTATCAGGATCTTGTTGTATTAGTATATCTGCTTCATCTATTAATCCCTTAGATAATTCCCAATCCCATTTGGCTCTCTGCTCATCATCTGATAATACTTCCATAGTTTCTTGGAAATCAATCTGCTCAAGTTCTCCTGCATCTTTACCTAAATCAACAGCTATCATTAGTGATTCCAGTTCAAATAGTTGTTTCTCAACTTCTTTCCATCTAATCACATCTGATACTCTTGAATCTGTTAATTCAGTATTCCTTAGCTTAATAGCTACACCACTTTGAGCAACTGTGCCTTCTACAAAGCTAATATCAATGTGATAATTTTGTGCTAACATCTTGTATGAAGTAGTTACTGCATTGGTTATTGTACCCACAGTATCAGGAGGAGATACTAGATTCATAGTTCCATCTGCACCTAGAAATGAGATTTTATCAGGACCAATGTCCAAATCATCTTTCTCTAATTGTGAGCCATTGATGTAAATATACCCAAAGGATTGGAACATGATGTTAGCATTTTTGTTAGTTTCAGCCACATTAATTAGTTTATTGGTTTGGATTAAATCACTTGAAGCATCTGTATCTAGATAACTTGATTCAGGCTTTCCATCTCTCCAGCACTCAACAAAAGGAAGTACACCATAAGGATTAATCATCTCAGGATTCATTTCATCTGTATAAATCTTTCCATTGTTATCATAAGTGAATGTGTTTTCTTTATCCCAATATACCCACAATTCAGGAGTATTATCCATTACAGAATCTTTAGTGGCTATAGGATAAGTGATTGCTGTAGGCTTTAGAGGATCATCTCCAAAGATAGGCTCATAATCCCATATCAAATCATATTCAATCTGCTGCTCATTCTTATCATTGAATCTCATACATGGTTTAATAAGCACAGCATCAAGCAGATTAGTGAATCTTTCTGCTCTTTGTAATTTAAAATCTTTATGGTGGAATAATAATGGAGTGTCTTCTTTGGTATATGTTCTCTTGGGTGGCTTCATATATACAAGAGAAATTCTATCCACTATTCTTTTGGTTACATTAACATTAGCAGCAGGAACTTTATCAAACAAAGTCTTATCAAAGTAATCCATGGTATATGGCAGACTTCTGCCCTTATAAAACTCTAAGGCATCTAGTCTTGCTGTTTTCCAAGCATTCTTTAACTTCTGCTTAACATCAAATTTAGCATTTAAAACTAATAGTTCATTTAAATTTGGTATCATCTCTTAATACTCCCCAATGTAGGTTTCAAAATAGGCAGTTCCCAATGAATTAGGTATGAGAAAGCATCACTTGCATGGCTATACATTTTATTGCTCTTGTCTATTTCTCTTGTCCCCTGTTTGTTACAAGTTTTCTCTAAATCCTCTATTAGTGTACTGCATCTAGGATCTATTATTATATTTCCATCTAATGCTTTGTTTGTAGCATTAACCCTGTCTACAACTCTTGGATTAGTTTTCATAGCTTTGATTTTAAAGCCATTCCTTCTAATTATATCTAGATCTGAGTACATTGATGAGGTTGATCTAGATGCTCCTGTTGCATCAGGGTATGCTATGTATTCACTATTAGGGTATTTATTCTTGATTGTTTCACACATTCTTTCAGTTAGGAGATCTCCACTACCTGAATGAGTAAGTGCTATGCAATCAAATACTCTTACTTGGGGTTGTTGTTCATAAAGGTTTGCAAGTACACAGACTTGGGGTTCACAGTTAAAGTCCCACCCTGCCAATACTGGCTTTGCTCTGTTGTATGGTACTGCTTGAACATTGGCATCTCTGTTGAATCCATAAAAAGTTTGACCTTGTTGGAGGTTGACAAATTCACCTAAAGAGTATGCCTTTAATAAGTTCTTATCATAATTATCTTCTAATAATTTTAAATATCCTTGTGGCAAATATACATTATCTTTTGTTTTTCCCCTAACTAAAAGTTTATTATCATCTGATTTCTCTACCATGAGAGTGTAAGTATATTTATATCCTTCAGGGGTAGTAGTTATATATATCTCAGGGTTGTCACAATCCCTCATTCTACCAATAGCTTTATTAAATGCTGTTTCACAATACCTATAGCTTGATACATCAAACTCATCAAAGCCACAATAACTTAAAGACACACCCACAATCTTATCAGGCTTAATCATTTGGAAGATCTTTATGTTTCCATAAGCTGTTTTAATAGTATGCTTAGATACATTATAATCATAGGCAATACCTTTGTCTTCTAATATCTTTAGGAATGGAGGAACAAAGACCTCTTCTGCTAATGAGTAAGTAGGGTATATGATCCAACCATTGCTAACACCTTCTTTGTTCTTTCTTGTGATGTGATTGATGGCTGTCTTAACTATGAAGCTAAATGTTTTGCCACTCCCCATACCCCCTGTCATGGCTACTATTTTCTTGTCTTTATTTTCTCCAACAAACCCACTTTTTATAAATTCAAATTGGTGTGGTAAATAGTCTGCTTTATGTAGTGTAAGACTACAACCCATCAAACACTATATCATCTATTGGTTTTACTTCAGTTATCTCTTGTTTATCTGATTGTCCTAATACTTGTTTGCCTAGCCATATTAACATTGGAACACTACCTCTATCTGCTGCATTCCATTGCATTTTTCTTAATCTAATTTTTCCCTCATCTCTCCCTTTTGTCAGAAAACTGGAATAACTCTTTTTAATTAAATCTTCTGAACACCCAAAAAAACTAGCCATTTCTCTGTTAGTACAACCAAATCCTGCCAACTTTTCTACTTCTTCTGTATCTATATCATATTTCTTTGGTCTGCCTGTAGATTTTGTATCTTTTTTAGCATTAGCCATAGGCATATTATAATCAAGAACACACCATTCTTTCTACAACTATTTTGGATTCCTTTGCTTTGATCTGTCTAATTTCTTTAATATTTAACCATGTAGTGCTATCATCATAAATAAAGTTTTCTGTACATAAAGCATCTATAAATTGTTTTAAGCCACCCCACATATTATCTGTGTCCATTAATCTTTTAACATGACATTCTATCTTTATTACACACTTATCTTCAGTTGCTTTTATCTTATTCAACCTCATCTGATTCCTAATTAAGATCCTGTACTGCCCTTTCAATCTTCCTTTCTCTGCCCAGTGCATCTTATCTATAGCATTTCTTGAAAAGACTTTATGGTCTATTGTTATAGTTTCTAAGTTATTCATTTTAAAATAATTTCCCTTGTATTACAGGCTTATAACTTGCATCATATCTTTTATTCTTGCCTTTAGGATATGGCTTAATTTCATAATTTAAGCTATCTAATATTCTATTTTTGTATTTACCTTTTATAAATAAATATCTGTGCTTAGGGTTTATATCTACCTCTTTTAATTCAAGTTGTTTTATTATGTCTTTTCTATCAGGAAACCACTCATAGTTTATCATAATATCATCTAAGCTATTATCAAACTTTAATATTTCTTTTAATTTAATCCAATCGTCTACAGTTGGAAAACTAAAGCCCTTATCTAATCTAAACCAATGTGCAGTAGTATCTTTATACCCAAAAATTTTATCTAACTGACTTGCAGTATATTCCCCTTTATTATCTCTTAAATAATTAGCAATAACCTGCCTATCTAAACTATCCTCATTTAATCTTCTTTTTCTATGCTTTGTATTTTTGTTACCATTTAACTTTTTCTGAATGTGTCCTACATTTCTAAAATGAAATTCATTACCATGTTTATCTATTAATTGTTTTCTATTGCTTGTTTTTCCTGTATATAAAAAATTACAAGCCTGATATATATACCCATTGTGATCCATATTTATATCACTAAAACTAATAACAATGTCATAATCTTTTATTATTTTAAGTGCTTTGCTAACAAAAAAAGATAGACAATTTTTAGGCAAACCTTCATTAACACATAGCCTGTTTAATTCTATAGCTTTATCTTTATATTTTTCCCCTGCTATACTTTCACATAAATTTGGACTTGGTGGCATACCAAAAGTACATACACCCTCTAATATTTTATTTTTGAATAACCCAAAAGAATAAGAAATAGATGGTATTCTTTTAGCATAATGTTTATGTAATAACCAGTCATAGGTTTCTTGAGATTTTATAGATTCTACTTTGTATCTTTCACTCAAAACCATTTAGCTTCCTTTTTTCTTCTAGCAATTTCCTTGCTCCTTTTCTTTCTTATTTCTATATAGCATTTATGACAGGTCCTGATTACATATCCTGAAACTTTATAGAACTTATCTTGAGATTTATTTTCTCCACATTTATTACATTTAACTGAGGGGAGCATGGAGATCAAACCCTATGAGAGTGTAGGGATTTGAAAGGTTAAGGACACTCCCCTCAATTTCTAAAGACCACAATAGCCTTCACATTCTTCTACAAACAAATCTGTCTGATTCTCTTGAAAATCTATCTGATCCAAAGGTTTACAATGTCTTGAAAGATATTGTCTTTGTTTCATTTTAGGGTGTTGTCTTATAATTTTATCTATTTCTACAGACATCTTCCAAGCACTCCCATTTTCTATTTTTAAAGATCTCCAAAACTTATCAGAGTGGAATGGACAAAACACACAACTAGATTTTACAGGAATTGGAAAATTATTCTCTCTAAAAAAATTCATACAATCTGCCCTACTCATATTGTGATAAATCAATGGATAAAAATAATCTATATTATATTTCCAACATTCTTTCATTCTTTGAATCTCATCAGTAGATATTCCTAGCCAAAGTTCTGTTGGTTTCATTCTTTTTCTAGGCTTTAATCCATGTAATTTTCTAACACTTTTTATAACAGGATTTATCTTATAAGTTTCTGTGCATTGCCTTCTTACTATTCCATTTTTATGTGTATGTGCAGGAATAGAAACCACTCTAGTATTGTTTTTATATGCACTTTTAATATCTGTATATAAATTCTCCTCTTTATTTACTATGATCTCTATCCCATTATTTTTCTTTTTCCAATCAAGCAACCATTCTAATAATTTATAAGTTTTAGGGTGTTCTGCTTGTGGATCAGCAAAGACAGCATAATCTGCTCTGGGCAATTTGTATTCCATAGAACTCATTAAATATACAGCAGTAGATTGTACCCCCATTCCTAGAGATATAATCTTTAGATCTGCATCTTCATTTCCTTGTGCTGCTTTCCAGCCTGATTTCATTTATCCTCTCTAACTGGAATTATCTTTACTTTACAACATCTACTATCAAGGTTTTGTAATTCCCATTTATTGAAAAAATCTGATACTCTACATTTGCTACAATATCCTATGTAAGAATTTCCTGTAGCATCTAACTTAAACTTACCAGTTTCATCTTTCTTATTGAAGTTATTTTTACTCCACCTTGCTAACCTCTTAGAAACATCAAACACTTTTTCCTTCTCAAATCTCATTTTATTACCACCTGATTCTGTCCAATAATCAGCAAAATCAATTCTCATCTCTTTATCATATTCTTCTGCAAACTCACTTACCTTTCTTAAAAATATAGTTCTTCTATAACCTATTGTCTTTTTTTGTTTTTCACTTACTTTTAATAATGCTGGATTCATATCTTTCTCCTTATCCTTAACCTTATCTATGTTTATATCTTTGTCCTTATCTTGAACTGTACTAGATACAGTATTTAAACTGTTTGAAACAGTTTCTAAACAGTTATATTTATCTAATATTTTCATAACACTAGCATGTGCTTTTACATTTTGGTTTAATATACCATACTGAAAATCAACAAACTTTCTTAAAAACCACTTATCATCTTTTATTACCTCAATGTGGTCTTTTAAATACTTGTCCACATCTTCTTGTTTAACAGGCATTCCTATTTGAAACTCAGCTAATTCTAAATCAACATCATACATTCCTGCATGATCACAATTAGTTAATAAATAGAAATAAAATAACTTCATTTTTGGTGGGAACTCCCTAAACCATCTCTTACCCCATATTGATGTATCAATAAAACGTTTGCTCATAATTAATCTCCTTTTTTAACCTTAACCCAAACTTAACAAATATTTCCTTAATAATTAAAAAGTTTAACACATATCCATTCTCTTAATAATCTCCAAGCTTCTTTCCAACAATCAATTATATATTTATCCTCAAAATCTGTTTTCCCTTTAGAATGAAATTCACTATGATGTAGCCTACACAATGGGATACAAGAATAATGTCTAGGTGTAGGTTTTTTACGATTACCTCCCATACCAATTGCCTGAAGATGATGAGGATCAGGGTTGTCTTTATAACATATAAGACATTGTTTAGTTTTAATCCATTCAACATATTGTAAAGTTTTATTCTTCATATTCTCCTCCCAAACATTCTTATGTTATCCATTGGTATCATATAAAACATTTTATTATTCTCAGGGTAATACCCAGCCTCAAGTTCTCCATGTTCAAATAGCTGCTCAATATAACACAACTCAATTAAGAAAGATTCCTTGTGGGTATCATCATAAATGTAAAACAGCAAACTCCCAACACTTGACCATTGTTTGTAATACTTTAAATCATGGTCTTTTATTTTCACATGAGATGCAGTTTGTTTATCTGCTACCTTACACTCAACAAAATGAAACTTATCACTTACCATAATATAGTCAGGAGAAGATTGTATCAACTTAGGGATTTTAAAATAATTTTCCTTACCCATATTAAAGCCTTCTTCATTACTTATTCCAAACTGCTTAAAGAATATATTATTAACTGAGCAGAATCTTTCAAAACATTTTTCACCTATTCTACCATAAGCCTTTCTTCTCTCAAGAGCCTGATTCATATTATCTCCCCAACACTCTTATGTTGTCCATTAGAGTATTCATATCCCTTAATTCATTATCATAAATAACATAATTATCTAAATACCCATTATTCTCTATTCTATTTATTTTTTTAATATCACTTCTCCCAACCCAGCCAATAATAAATCCATTTTTATCTTCAACATATAATCGCACAGATATATAAATATGTTTTGGATTCTTATTGAATTGTTCCACCATCTCAAGTGTTCTAGTATGAAAATCTTTTGTTCTTGTTTTTACATCAACCAATAAATCTTCATTGATGATAAAGTCATATTTATCTGCTTCAGTATGATGAGAAGAATCTTCAGTAAAATCAATGTTATTGTCTATCAGGAATTGTTTAAATATTTTTTCTCCTAATTTACCTTCATACATTTTTCTTTGTTTTGCATTTATTCCACCTTCATGAAAATCATGCCTGTTTGAAGTAAACTCTCTTGATTTAAATGAATATAAATATGCTTCTTCAATAAATTGTTTTTTAATTGAGATTAATTTAGGTCTATCCCAGCCTCTATCATTGAATGTCATATTATCTCCCTAACACTCTATGAAGTTTATCAAGTGTCCATTTTAGTTTAATTAGAAACAATACATTTAATACAAGTGAAACAATTAATATTACTATCATCTTTTTCTCCTTTTAAATTGTAACCCAGAACTTTTCCCTCTCAGTTATTTTTTACTATTCTTTGATTTTCATGCACTTTTCAATCTCCTTGAGTCTTCTATCAATTTCAAAGATTTCCCACATAACTGCTTTGTAAGTATCTGCAATATTCATGCTTTGTATGCTATAATTTTTTTCAATTATATCTACCCTGTTTTCTACCTTCTTAATAGCTACTGCTGAATATTTAGAATATAGTTTATCAAAGAATTTACCTGAATAATCAAATTCATCTCTTGGTTTGTTTTTTTCACTCATCTTTTTCTCCTTCTTTTTCTAGGTCTATAATCCCTTCCTCTTGGTTGGTATCCAAAGACCATATTATTGATTCTTGTCACTAATCCCCACAAGATATGCAGTTCTTCTTTCTTACTCATTATGCAAACAATTCATCTGCTTCTTCTGTAGCAGCTTC